AAACAATATGGATGAAGCGCAGTACGTTATTGAACGTCACAAAATGTCACGTTCGCAGTTGCGCAATTTAAAGAAGCGTCCATACTTCCGTAGTAAAGTTATTGATGAAGCTATTCAGTATGGCGAAAACTATAATAAGAAATACTGGGAAGATGATTTATCTGACTATGCACCAGAGCATGGCATAGACCGTTTTGAAGTTCTTGAGTATTGGGGCATGGTAGATGTTAAGATGCTACAAGAACAAAATATTGAGATTCCAAAAGAACTGCAAGACTTCGATGAGTTACAGGCAAACGTATGGATATGCAATAATAAACTTATTCGTATGGTACTTAATCCCTTTAAACCATCTAAAATACCTTATGTTGCTGCTCCGTATGAACTAAACCCATACTCATTCTTTGGTATTGGTATTGCAGAAAACCTTGATGATACGCAGACACTAATGAATGGCTTTATGCGTATGGCTGTTGACAATGCTGTATTGTCAGGTAACTTACTTATTGAAGTGGACGAAACAAACCTAGTGCCGGGACAGGACTTAACTGTGTATCCGGGTAAGGTGTTTCGTAGACAGGGTGGCGCACCGGGTCAAGCTATCTTTGGTACTAAGTATCCTAACGTGTCTAGTGAAAACATGATGATGTTTGATAAGGCTCGTGTTCTTGCAGATGAAAGTTCTGGCTTTCCATCTTTTGCGCACGGACAAACAGGCGTTAGTGGTGTAGGTAGAACTGCCAGCGGCATCTCCATGCTTATGGGTGCTGCTGCTGGTTCAATTAAAACTGTCATTAAAAACGTAGATGATTACTTACTTCGTCCTCTTGGTGAAGGATTGTTTCGTTTTAATATGCAGTTTGACTTTGACCCAGAAATTAAAGGCGACTTAGAAGTTAAAGCACGTGGAACTGAAAGTTTAATGGCTAATGAAGTACGTAGTCAAAGACTTATGCAGTTCTTGCAAGTTGCAAGTAACCCAGCCCTTGCTCCGTTTGCTAAGTTTCAATATGTTATTCGTGAGATTGCTAAGTCAATGGGACTTGACCCTGAAAAAGTTACCAACAATATGAGCGAAGCTGCACTACAAGCTGAGATATTAAAAGGATTTCAGCAGCCTATGGACCAACAGGGTATGAACCCCTTAGACCCAACAGGCGCGGGTGGTGGCAATATAGGTGTAGGACAAGCACCAGTACCGGGTGAACAAGGATTTAGTGGAAATGAACAACAACAAGGAACTCCTCAACAAACTCAAGCCAATGGTCAGCAACAGCAGCCAATGGGACCACTTCAGTAATTATCTTGATGCGTTGATAGAACAACAGCAACGTACTCTTGAGCAAAGCGATAATATTGTTACTATGCATCGTGCGCAAGGTGCGATTGGAACATTACGCAGTTTACAAAAACTAAGGGATGCATTAGATGACTGACGTTAATAGTTCAATAGATTATGAAGATAAAATTATATCAGATGAAGTACGCCGTAAAATGGATACTGCGGTAAAAGAAGCAGAAGCAAAAGGAATTGAAGTAGAATCTGAATACTACACAGGTAGTGATTTAGATAAAATGAAAGAATTTGCTAGATTAAATAATATAGGTGTTATAACTGGTCCTTTTGCTGATTTTGGACGTGGTGTAAATATTCCCCGTACTCCAACCTTATTTAATTTATTTACTATGGAAGAAGAACTTTCACATAATGAAGAGCCAGAAGGACCCGATATAAACGAAGGTAAATTTAAAGCAAATCCAGCAAGAGTTTTACGAACCATTAAAGGTAGATATGACGAAGAAAAAAGAGCCAAAAAAGAAGCCTTACAAAAAACAGGTGGTCTTTTGCCTAAAGGACAAAGAACAGTAGAACTAACGAAAAATACATATTCTGAAATGTTTAATGAAGCTATAGATAACTATGTTGAAAAAACAGGTGATATAGAAACTAAAAAAGTATTACTTAACGATTATCCAGAATTAAAAAATGTAAAAAAAGTTATATACCCGGAAGGGAATTTACCATTTAGTAAGGGTGGAGCAGTATCAATGAAAGAACAAATGGAAATGTTTGAAGACGGTGGTCTTATGCAAGAAGGTGGCACAGTAGACCCTGTATCTGGCAATGATGTACCAGTTGGCTCTACTCAAGAAGAAGTGCGAGATGACATTCCTGCACAGTTAAGTGAAGGTGAGTTTGTTTTTCCTGCTGATGTAGTTAGATATTTCGGACTTGAACGTCTTATGGAAATGCGTCAGCAAGCTAAATCAGGATTGCAACGTATGGAAGATATGGGACAGATGGGTAATAGTGAAGAAGCTACACTGCCTGATGATATTCCTTTTGATATTAATGACCTTGACATAGAAGATGAAGACGAGTATAATAATGAACTAGAAATGCAAGTTGGTGGTTTTGTACAACCTTCACAGTTTCAAAACTATCAACCTCAATACACGCCTTATCAAGCACCTGTTATGCCCACAACCTATCAACCTGCACAACAGCAAGCTGTTCCTACCTTACAACAACCTGCGGTATTACCTGAGTTTAAACAATTTGTAGCACCACCACAGGGCATGGCTCCAGAAAATCGTGAGTATATTAATCCTACTACAGGAGAACGTAGAGTATTTACGTTTATTAATAATCAACCTACAATACCAATCCCAGAGGGGTTTGTATTAAGTAGTGAATATAAAGAACCAGAAAGAGTTACAACTACACCTACTGTAGGACAAACTAGTGTTGTACAAGACAGAGGCGGTAGAGATGACAGTATAAATGTTGGCGGTAGAACTGCAGCAGAAATACAACAAGGTGTGTCTGAAGTAAAAGATAGATATTCTATTACAGGTTCTCGTGGATTTGACTTAATACAGGCTCTTCCATTTGGCAGTGCAATAAAAAATATATTTGGTGTTGAGGGACCAGTTATTGGTAAAAAAGCACCCGGAGATATTACAGGACCAAAAGACCAGTTAAGAATGGAATATGAAAAAGTTCTTGGCACAGGTATTACTGGATACGTAGGTTATGAAAAAGGTGACTTAGACCCTGTAACTGGTGGTGTATTTGATAAACGCGGTAGGTCAGTAAATGAGGATGGAAGCGCAGCATTAAATAGTGTAGGAACTAGAAGCTACTCAAGTGCCTCAGATTGGGCAGCTGATATTGCAGCAGGAAAACAATCAGGTTGGCAAGGCGGTCCTATTTCTAAAGATAAGTATAATAGTTTATCTGCTACAGGAAAAAGTAATTACGATAAATATGCAGAAATTACAGGTGCTGCATCTCATAAAGCTACGAGAACATCTGTTTCTAAACCAGATACAACTACAAATATTCGTACACAAACAGGTTTAACTCAGCAAGAAGCCCGTAGTATAGCAAAACAAAAAGCAGAAAAAGCAGATGCTGCAAGAGCGCGATACACTAATGAAACAGCTTTTACTCCTACATGGGCTAGTGGTAATGCTTCTGCTAGGGAAAAAGGTATTGCTGGTATGAGGGGAGATGGATTTGAAAGTTCTGGAAGAGCAGGAGCAGAAGCTGCTAGTAGAGATTTAGGAGTTGGCATGGCTAGAAGTGGAAAAGCAAAAGGCGGTGTCGCTACTAAAAAGATGAAGCGTGGTGGTCTAGCTTCTAAGAAATAAATAGACCATATTAACTGGCTACCTAACCCCCCAACACGGCATACGGTTAGCCCCAGAGGAGAAAAGTAAATGGCAGAGAATGCTACAATTATGGCTGAAGAAATGCAGTCACCAAAGAAAGTCGCGTTTGCAAATCGTAAATACACTAACGAAGAAAAACGCAAAATGGAAGAAGAAGAACTAGAACAACTTATTAAAGAACAACGTGGTGAGGCAGAAGAAACTGCTGCAGAACCACAAGAAGCTGAACCAGATACCGCTGAAGAAAAAACATTTAAGAAGCGTTATGGCGATTTGCGTAGGCATATGCAAGAAAAAGAATCTGAGTTTCAATCACAACTTGATGAACTTAAAAAACAATTAGATAGCGCAACACGTAAAGAAATTAAACTGCCTAAATCAGATGAAGACATCGAGCAGTGGGCAAAAGATTATCCTGATGTAGCAGCTATTGTAGAAACAATTGCTATTAAAAAAGCTAAAGAACAAGCAGACTCGCTTGAAGAAAGGCTAAAGGCAATTGACGAAATGCAATCTGATGCAAAGAAAGAAAAAGCTGAAGCAGAACTAATGCGTTTGCACCCTGACTTTGATGAGATTCGTGATAGCGATGACTTTCATGAGTGGGCTGAAGAACAGCCTAAGTGGGTACAAGAAGCATTGTATGACAATGATAATGATGCACGTTCTGCTGCTCGTGCCATTGACTTGTACAAAGCTGACCGCAATATTGCAAGTAAAAAGCCATCATCTAATAAAGATGCAGCTAAATCTGTTGATACTAAAAACTCACGTAGTAAACCGCAAAGTGATGAACAGTCTACTTATTTACGTGAATCACAAGTTCATAAGATGTCTCCTCAAGAATATGAGAAGCGTTCTGATGAAATCATGGAAGCTATCCGCAGTGGAAAGTTTATCTATGATATGTCTGGTTCTGCCAGATAAATAAAAAAAGTGTTGACAAGTAGTTTATTATAAGTATAACTATAGTCAACATTAGTGTAAGTGGGATAGCTACTTGCTTACACTAACACGCAAACAGTACCATCTTACGGATTACCTGACGAACTTGGCCCGTTAATTTTAGGGTTGGCCTACTCTAAACTATACGCACCCATTGTGATTCAGCCTCTGATTAGTCTGGTAAGTTTGCATCTGTACCGAAAAACAGCCAACATTAGGAGAATATATCATGGCTTTTACTACCGCAGCCGGGTATGGTAATCTTCCTAACGGTAATTTTTCGCCTGTAATCTACAGCAAACAGGTGCAGCTTGCTTTCCGCAAGTCTGCTATTTGCGAAGCAATCACCAACTCCGACTATTTCGGTGAGATTGCAAACATGGGCGATTCCGTTAAGATTATTAAGGAACCCGAAATCTCAGTTCAGGCTTATGCACGTGGAACACAAATCACTGCACAAGACCTAGACGATGAAGACTTCAGCCTTACCATTGACAAAGCTAACTACTTTGCATTTAAGGTTGACGACATTGAAGAGGCACACTCACACGTTAACTTCCAATCTTTGGCAAGTGACCGCGCTGCGTATCGCCTCGCTGACCAGTTTGACCAAGACGTTCTTGGCTACTTGTCAGGCTACAAGCAGTCTGCTCTGCATTCAAATGCAGATGCTGTTAACACAACTGTTAACGGTTCAAAGGCTGTTTCAACTGCTGGTTCTGACGAACTTCTGTCTTCCATGAAACTGGAAGCTGATGACTTCGGCGGTTCAGCAGGTGACTCTATTGGTATTCAGCCACGTGCTGGCGGCGCAACTTCTGCAACTGTTGGTTCAGGTAATGCCAACGCACTGCAAATCGTTGCTCGTATGGCTCGTAAGCTAGACCAACAGAATGTTGATACACAAGGTCGTTGGTTGGTTATTGACCCTGTATTCAAAGAAATCCTCATGGACGAAGACTCACGTCTGTTCAATGCTGATTTCGGCGGTTCAGGTCTACAGAATGGTCTCATTCTAAATAACCTGCACGGTTTCCGTATCTACGTTTCCAACAACCTGCCTTCAATTGGAACTGGTCCATCAACAACTGGTGGTACTAACTCTTCCAACTACGGCGTGATGGTTGCTGGTCATGATTCTGCTGTTGCTACTGCAGAGCAAATCAACAAAACTGAAACTTACCGTGACCCTGACAGCTTCGCTGACATCGTTCGTGGTATGCACCTTTACGGTCGCAAGATTCTTCGTCCAGAAGCACTTGTGAACGCAAAGTACAACTTGGTATAAGGGGGATTTAGACAATGGCTACTCTTTCACAGACCGTTGCTAAAGGCGCACGTTTATACGAAGCCGAAGTAACCCTTCCTACCGCATCTGGCACAGTTACTGCTGTTAGCATTCCTGCTAACTCATTGGTGCTGTCTGCTGGTGTTGTAATGACTGAAGCCTGTGCTGGTTCATCTGCACACGTTGCTGACCTTTCAATTGGTTCAGCAGACATCGTGACTGCAATTGACCTGCAAGCTGGCTCAGTAGGTGACATCATCACAGAAGCTGCTGTACCACAAGGTACAACTGCTGATGATACCATTGACGTTGTTTCAACTGTCACTGGCACGGGTACTGCTGGTAAAGCACGTGTATGGGCTGTCGTCATTGACATGACTGCACCACGCACTGCTGACGAAGTAGACCGTGACACACTTGCCTAAATAATAAGTGAGGGGGCAGGGCAACTTGCCCTCTCATTCTTATAAGGATTTCAGATGGCATATACATACTTAGACATTACAAATGAAGTGCTTGCCCGTTTTAACGAAGTATCGCTAACTGCTGCTTCGTTTTCTAGTGCGCGAGGCTTTCAAACACAATGTAAGAATGCTGTAAACGATGCCGTTAATTATGTTTTTCAACGTGAGTTTGGATGGGGCTTTAGTCACGCAGAACAAAGTCAAACACTTGTCGCAGGTACAACACGCTACAACTTTGATAGCACAGTGTACCATGCAGACTTTGAAACATTCCGAATTAGTAAAGATGCAAGTCTTGGCGTAGCAGGTGTAAGCCTTCGCGTACTGGACTATAAAGAATATGTAGATAAATACATTGACCAAGAAACAACAAGTGATGTAGGCGGTGTGCCTATTTTTGTGTTTAGAACACCAAGTAATAACTATGGACTATATCCATATCCAGATGCTGCATATACATTAAAGTATGATGCTTACATTAAACCCACTGCACTTAGTGCTGCAACAGATGTGCCACTTATTCCTGAACAGTTTCGTCAGGTGATTGTAGATGGTGCTACTGCATATGGCTATCAGTATCGAGGTGAAGCACAGCAGTATGGTATTAACTTTACTCGCTTTGAAGAAGGCATTAAACAAATGCAGAGTCTATACTTAAACAGTTACGACTATGTACGGTCTACTTATCTACCACGGTCACAACGCTACGGTACATCTATATTCCCATCGG